TTTTCGATTGCAATCCAAAAACTTTCTTCATTGCTTTTACAAGCAAGAAATGTTATTGAGAGCAATACGATAATTAAAAATTTTTTCATAATTACAACCCCTAACTTTTGATTATAAATACTGAGCCGATAACCGCACTAACAACGCCGAAAATAGCGAATAATACTCCACGTCCGGCAGCAATGATATAATTAAATGCCGCTCCGCCAACGAGTTCTTCCGGTTTTAAAGCAACTGAACCGGCATAAAAACATAGGATTATAGCTCCGCATAAAAAAAATATTCCTAAAATTATCATCCCCGGATTACTGTCTTTTTTGATTTTTACTGTTTGTAATGTTTCTTCTTGTTTTGTTTCTTCAGGCATAAGAATTCCCCTTATTTGTTTTTAATAATTATAAAACCTAACACAGTGCTATTATCAAGCACTTTTTTAATTTTTCTAAAAAAAATCAAAAAAAGACTTGAATAATAATCAAGATATAATCATAATATAAACAAATGGTAAGTACAAAAAATATCTTAAAAAACAATTTAAAAAAATTAGTTGACACTTGCGGGCTGTTCCAAACAAAAGGGTATAGGTGGACGCTGAAACGTGTGGCTATCGAATTTTTTGATATGCCATACAAATATTTCCACATGATATACCGTGGGAAAATTAACCCCGGCGCAAATACACGGGAACACATCGTCGCCAAGCTCCGTGAAGCCGGCTACCCTGAACTGCGGTATGAAGACGTATGGTGTCCTGAGGAGGTGAAGTGAAAAATACAGAAAATAGCAAACCTACAAAAATGACGTTTTTTGAAAAGCTGCTTTTCCTAAGAGAACAGAAAAGATTAGAAAAAGAAAAAAACAAATATGAAGCCGGTCATTCTAATAGACATGGAATTCATTACAGGCAAGAAGGACGGTATCTCGTTGATACCAGAGGCACGAAATACGTTGCTGTGCAGCAGAAGAAAGGCTTCCGGATAGAGCGGGCTAAAATATGAAACGCATTATTGTTTGTTCTTCCATTGCATAACCTCATTTAGCGGCGGCATAAGGTGTTACTTTGTGCAGCCTGTAAAAAAGGTTAATCCTATTCACCTTTTTGAGGGCACTGCTCCCTTAAGAAAGCAGTCTGGTAGTTTTTTTCTCTTTGCCTCTTGCGACACGTTGTGTCGCTGGCAGATATGGAATTACGATTTGACGATGCCGGGGACTGCCTCCCCGGCCGGACTCCTATAAAATTATTTTATACAGCCGTGAGAAACTGGCCACGCCCCTCCAATGCAACGGTTTCTCACGGGCTTTTTTTTCGGAGGTATTATGCAGAACGAAATACTCCCGTTTGATAACGGGAAAAACAAGAAACAAGACGAAACAAAAACATATTTAAGCGAAGCAGAAATAACTGTAATTAAACAAGAAATAAACAAAAATCCAAACCTTCTATCCGTAGAGAAGGTTACTACCGACCTTGAAATGCAAATTTTTAAATTTCACGAAAATACAATTAATACTTTCACTATAGACGGTAATCCGTATTTTGTGGCGAAAAATGTTTGTGATGTTTTAGAAATACAAGACACGTCTAACGCCGTAAAAGATTTTGATGCAACAGAAAAGCTGATACGTACAATATACGTGTCAGGTCAAAACAGAAATATTTTATTTGTTTCTGAATCAGGATTATATCGCTTGATTTTTCAATCCAGAAAACCTGAAGCCAAAGCCTTTCAAAAATGGGTAACATCTGAAGTATTACCAACAATCAGAAAAACCGGACAGTACGGAAAACAACTTTCAATCGAACAGCAAACGCTGAACGTTTTGACACATTTTAGAACCAGAGTCACAGAGCTGGAAAATAAAATTGAAAGCGACAAACCAAAAGTAGAATTCTTTAATTCCGTTGCTGACAGTTCGGACTGTATTGATTTCGCTTCGTTTGCAAAAACTACCAGTATCGGTGTGATTAACCTTTTCCGGTTCCTGCGTGAAAAAGAAATAGTTTTCCTTCACAACGGGTATAACCTGCCAAGACAAAATTATGAAGATTCCGGCTATTTTCGTGTCGTTGAGCAAACTTACAAACAAAAAGGTGAAACAAAGCTGGGTTTCAAAACGCTGATTACCCCGAAAGGGCAAATCTGGCTGTTAAAATTTATTAACCGTGAGTTAAAAAAAAAAGAAACAGTGAAAGGTTAATGTTATGATTTTCGTGAAAAAAAAATCCACCTTATATGATTCTATGAACTTAATCCGCCAGTTTTTGATTCAAGAAATTTACCGGCAGTATAAAAGTGTATCTAATTTCTGCGCAAAACACGCTTTCACCATGCACGACCGGACTGTTCTTAGGCTGAAAGAAGAACGCTGGGTATCTATTCAAACTATCGAAGAGGTAGCCACAGCGTTAGGATATACACTCAATATCACTCTGGAGAAAAACCAATGCGCTATCCCTAAACACGTAAATTGTCCTTCATTATTCGAGGTAACAAATGAAATATTATGAATGTTCAAAACTTTCAATTCTTGTAAAAGAAGTTTCAGTAGAACAGTGTAGGCAATGCTGGGAAAGTCAGAAAACGAATCCTTTTGGGAAATGGGCAAGAAGCAGGGCTGAGTGTGTGAAGAATAATGCAAAATTTATTAAAAAAGAGGTATAAAATGAATAAAGGCAAAGAAATATCACAGGTTATTTTTTTTACTGAAAACTATGATGATTTAAAAATTTTAGCACATAACCGGACTATTGACCAAGGGCATGTAAAAAATCTTGCAAAAAGTATTAGTAAGCGTAACCTACTGAAAGATAACCCGATTATTGTTGACAAAGAACACAATATACTGGACGGACAACATAGATATTTCGCATGCCGTGTACTCGGAATAGGGTTTTTTTATAAAATTGCGGAAGAAATGACAGAGGAAGATATCAGTATTCTCAATGCTGACCAGAAAAACTGGAAAATTGAGGATTATATGAATTTTTATATTCAAAAAGGAAATATTAACTATATACAATTTAAAGAATTCATGACATCTTCCGGAATATTAATGCAGCCTACACTAGTGTTGAACCTTTTAGATGATAATTCTGTACAAAAAAATAAGCGGTTCCATCGCGGAGAATTTATTTTTCCTTCAAACACTGACCATATAAAAAAATTAATCCGGTATATCGACGAGATTTCAGTGCATTGTTACTGGGTTTTCGGTGATAGAACATTTTGGTATGCTTTAAACCGTATTACTCAAACTATTAAATATGACCATTCAAGAATGTTAAAATCACTATCTTCCGGCGGTTCTAAACTGATACCAAAGTGCAGAAAATCAGAAGAATACATCTACTATATTGAGCAGGTTTACAATATCGATTTGCCTGAAAATGAAAAAATAGCTTTCCAGAATACAGGTAATTAGAGGAGCGAAATAATGGAATACTCTTTTGATATTGAAATAGCTGAAGAACACGGAGTCGATGAGGCAATTATTATAAAGAATTTTCAATTCTGGATTTCAAAAAATAGAGCTACAAATAAACATTTTTATGACGGCAGATACTGGACTTACAATTCTAAAAAAGCTTTCTCTGAATTATTCCCTTTTTGGAATGAAACCCAAATTAAAAGAATACTTAACTCGCTTATTAATCAAAATATTTTAATCACTGGGAATCATAATAAAGTATCGTACGACAGAACTTTGTGGTATGCTTTCAAAGACGAAGAAAGATTTTTAATCCAATCCATTGGACAAAATCATCCAATGGAAAAGAGAAAATTATCCAATCGAACGGATAAAAATCTCCAACCTATACCAGATATTAAACCAGATGTAAACGCAGATGAAAAACAAGAGAGAGAAGAGTCTCTCTCGCCTTCGGAAGAAAAAGAAGAATCAAACACACACATTGAAAGTCAAAAAGAAGATATAGAAATTCGTTCTAAGTATGTTGAATCTAAAAAACATTTTTCTGGCACTAAAAATAAATACTACCAAACGCTGCAGTTTCCAAAACAGGAAACCCCACGCAGCGAATTTTTTGCCTACAAAGACATGAATCAGAGGGCTATCCGCGACCGGGATATTGCGCGCTTGCAGTACGAAGAATTTGAAGAGCGCATAATAAATTATTTCAAATCGGATGCTGAGTTTGTGGTGAAAAACCGGAACAACGCATTTGCTTTTTTCTGTAACAATTACGAAAAGTTTTCAGAACCGCAAATGAAGTTTGAGAAACCAAAACAAGAAGACCAGATAGACGAAATCGAGAAAATCAAAGACGAGATTAAACGCAGAGACGCTATCGAGTTTGCAAAATATCTTGAAAACCACAGAGGACAAAATGCGGGCAGCTGAAAAAGAAAAACCGGAAACGAAAAAAATAACTACTCCGACACACCTTGACCCTCAGCATATCGTTATCGGGTGTCTGGTATATCATTTTGACACCGTGTTAGCCGGTGATGTCCCTGCTCCCAGATATTTTGTTACCCGGATAAAACCGGAGTATTTCACGTCTGAACTAGCTCGAAAAGTATTTCATGTAATTTCTACTCTGGCACTTAATGCAGAGCCGGTAGAATCCACAGTGATATATGCGCAGCTTAAAAAAACTGAAAAGAATATCGCTGAATATCTATCCCAGTTCACTAAGTGGGTTTCCACGACACACATTGTCAGCCTCGAAATGTACATCAAACGATTACAAGTCGGTTTTGTGAAACGAAAACTGGCGAAAATCGGTCAAAACCTTGCAAGCATAGAAAACGACGAATTCCACGAAGCAGATAGCGTGATTGAGAGTGCTGAAGCGACTCTCCTCGCTATCACAGACGCGAAGGAAAAAATCGAAGAGCTCAGGCAAGCAGGTACTTTCGTAGACAGTGTATGCGAAGCAGTGTTAACCAACAATTCGGAACTGACAGGGTTAGATACCGGATACACTTTTCTCAACTGGAAACTTTTAGGCTGGCGACCGAAAGAGCTCACGCTGATTGCTGCCCGTCCNTCTGTNGGGAAAACAGCNTTNGCNCTNGANTGCACTTTGAAACAGGCNANACGNGGGAAAAAGATAGCGTTTTTTTCTCTGGAAATGAGCGAGCAGGAAATTGTGAAACGTTTAATCAGCCAGCTTTCCGGTATTGCTGTCCATGACTGGAAAAGATTCCCTGATNANATACACGCAGCGTCAGTCGAAATTAAGAAACTCCGGATATACATTGACGGCAGTACTGAACTTACTCCGGTAGATTTTCTATCGAAAGCATTAACACTCAAAAAACGTGTTGGGCTCGATTTCGTGTTCATAGATTATTTGCAGCTGATGAGCGCAAATTCATCATACGAAAACACGAATGCAAAAATGGCTGAAATATCCAGACGCTGCAAGCTCGCTTCCCGTGCGCTTGATTGCCCTGTCATTGCCTTATCACAGTTATCGAGAAAAGGGGCTGACAGAAAAGGCGAAGAGAAACGTCCTATGCTTTCAGACTTACGGGATTCAGGAGCACTGGAACAGGACGCAGACAACGTAATATTTCTGCACCGGCAAAAACCGAGAACTATGCTCCAGCCTTATGAATCCGAAGGGTTGGAACTGATCATTGAGAAAGCCAGAAACGCAATGATCGGAATCACCACGATAGATTTTCAGCCATCGATATTCACATTTAGAGAAAGGGGCTAAAAACCATGGAAAAAGATTATAACAGCCGGCTGTTTCTGCTGTTTTTGATACTCGTTGTTATAGCAGCAATTATTGTTGCAGAGTTTGGATTTTTCGCTTACTGGGTAATCAAAATAATCAGAATAGCGTTCGGAGGTTAATTATGGGCAGAAAGAAAAAATCAAAAATAGAAACCCCGCAGCAGGAAAAAATAAGGGATTTGTTCAACCGCCTTCACTGGACACCGAAAGCGATTGCGCTGTGTGAAGGGATAAGCGAAACGCAAGTGAAAACTATTGTGGGGTATTGTAATCCAAATACGATAGGCGGCAGCGGGAAAAAATTAAGAAAAGTAAGAGGTGCAGAAAGATGAGCCAATGCACAGCAAAAACGGAAGTCTATAGCCGTGTTGTAGGATATTTTAGCCCATTAAAAGGCTGGAATCCGGGCAAGAAAGAAGAATTCAACGACCGGAAAGAATATGAATTACCGGAGGTGAAAAAGTGAATATAGAAAGCGCAAAAAGTATATTTCAGGAAGGCATTGAATTAATGCTGAGAAAAAACAAAGATTATTCAGGTAAGATAGACAATATCGAGCTCACAGGGCTTCAAGGCGTTGCTGTAAGGCTCGTTGATAAGGTTTGCCGGCTATATTCACTATCTGACGGCAGAGAAGCCCTTGTAAAAGACGAGAGCATCCGGGACACCTGCCTCGACATCGAAAATTATGCAAACATCGCGATACAAATTCTTGACGGCGTATGGGGGAAAAAAGAATGTTAATCACCGTACACCAGGACAAAATAATTGACGTTGTCCGCGACCTTTTGAAAGAGTTTCAGAAATTCCACGAGAATGGGAAAACCTCTGAAAAAGTGTCACTAATGGTCAACGAGAAAAGACAATCGCTGGAATACGTTATCGGAGAAAAGCAATAAAGGCTGGGATATTGATGATAGACACATTCAAATACACAGACGGGATTGTGCGCGGAGTTCTTTCGCAGTGGAATGTCTGCTCACGCCCTACTGACAGGGTGTACGAAAAACTCCACGGTGTTCACTGGCTTATCCCTGCGGACATCCTGAAAGTAGACGTTGCACGGGGCATAAAGTTCCTGAAAGAAGAATACAACGAGTTACACTACTCTGTGCTTTGTTCTGTGTATCTGGAGCAGAAAACGAGAAAAGACGTGATGACCGCGCTGAAACTTACGCACTGGGAGTATTACCGCACACTGAAAACAGCGGTAACGGTGATTACCGAGTTTCTCAATGGAGAATGGAGGAAAGATTAATTATTTGGTTTTTCGATATAATCAAGAACAATCTTTCTAACAAATGTTGAATTTTGCAAATGTTCACTACTAGCTGCTGCTTGTATTTTTTTGTAATCTTCATCTGAGACACGAATTAAAATTGATTTTGTTTTCATGCATAACATTATATAACAAAATATACACGAACGCAAACTAAAGATATACACTTTTTATTTTTTTTATTGACAAATATATCAATGATATATTATGATTAACAAAGATTACCAAATCGAAGGAGTTACGTATGGACGAACTTATAAGAGTTCAAACCCAAACAATCGGTTCTCAGGAAGTCAACGCAGTTGACGCAAGAGAGCTGCATTATTTTCTGGAAAGTAAACAAGCTTTTTCAGATTGGATTAAATCACGATTAACAAAGTATCGTTTTATTGAAGGTAAGGATTACTTAATTAATCGTAGGAAAATGGATGAGAAATGTGTAGGTAATGTAAGTTTTGATTATTATCTCACTATCGACACAGCAAAAGAAATTGCTATGGTGGAAAACAACGAGAAAGGCAGGGAAGCCCGTCAGTATTTCATTGAGGTAGAAAAACGGTATCAAGCCGGGGTAACTAAAGAATTATCTATTCATGAGCAAACGCTTAATGTTATCAGATACCATATCAATCTCACAAAAGAACTGGAAGCCAAAGTAAAAGAAGACGCTCCAAAGGTGGAGCTGTTCAATCGTGCTATGGCAACTGAAACAACTTTTGATATTACCACAGCCGCTAAACTTTTAGGATTAAAACCGAATAAGCTGTTTAAAGATTTGCGTGATAAAGGCGTTCTGTATCACCGTGATGGAAATAATATCCCATCAGAGTATTACATGAATATGAAATATTTCGAGCCGAAAGAAACAGTAATAAATGTGGGCGAAAAGGAAATAACCAGAGTACAGCCCCGGCTTACACAAAAAGGCTTTGACTGGCTTTCTAAGCTATACCCGGCGAATAACCAATTAAATTTATTATAACAGCGTTGCTGTTTTTCGATAAAGTTTGATTTCGTGCTTAATCTGGGAGGATATTGAATGAAATCGGAAGAACTCGTTCAGAAGTTGCGGAAGAGCATGCAGAACAATACTATTTTCTACGCAAACATGAATTTCTCACCGGAAGGTCAAAAAGGGAACTGCAATTATACTGTGAGTTTCACAAAAAACTGAAAAGGGTGTATCTCATCAGTACGTTACTCCGTGAAATACACCCCAATTGGGCAGTTTATACCGCCGTCTAACCACCGGATAGTATAAACATTCACTCCATTACTTGTCAAGAGCCTCGTAAAGTTTTTACGGGGTTCTTTTCGTTTTTATTTTTTCAAAATAAATAAAAAAATTGACATTTCCGCCAAACTGTAGTATAGTAAATAATATAACTTGTACTACTACGCATTAAATGAAACCGGAAGAAAACCTTCCGGTTTTTTGATTCACAGGGGTAAAAATGGCAAAAACTTTTGAATATTCACTCACCGGCTATTTCAAAGATGCTGGGGTCAACGAAATCGCAGTGCTTAACGCTGCTACTCAGACAATCACTATACCGGGGAGTTACAAAAAGACAACTTACGTGATTGCTGCCGGAGCAACTGAAAGCATCAGTTTTGACGATATTGTCAACGCTAAAGTAATTATTCTCGTTGTTCGCGATGGGAAAGTAAACGCAATTATCAATGCTGGCGCAGAGGTTATCCCATGCGCTACAGTGCTGCTTCTTACCGGAGACGCTGACAGCGGATACATTACCTCGCTCACAGTAACGGAAGCGATGGACGCTACAGCAACTGCGACCGTTGATGTTTATATCGGTGGGTAATACAAAACAATCCAAAAGCTGACAATATGACGAAAAATCAATCAGATTTCATAATACGATATTGCCGTGAACATAAAACGAGTGAAGAGTGGGCAGTAGAGTTTAAGGTAGCCAGAGGTACGATAGAAGTCTGGAAAACAAAATTTTCAAAAGAAATCAAAGCAGAACGAGAAAAAGTCAGACAAAGCTACTTAGAAAGGTTAGAACAGTTAGTGGACTTAGCTTTAACAGGGCTGAAAGAGTTAGCAGCTCATAAAAACCCTATTGTAAGGCACAAAGCCATTGAGAGCATATTAAGCCGCATAGTGCCAACGAAAACAGAAAATAAAACGAAATTAGAAGGTTCACTGGAAGCGGTTGTAAAACAAGCGATAACAAACGAGGATATTATTGAGTACGCGGAACACCTGCAAAAAACTGCCGGAACAGATACTGGCGCACAAGGTGTTGACTGAATACTTTCCTGTGTTTGCGAAAAATATATTTAATTATCCGTTAGAGCGGTTTCATAAAGAAATCGCTCTTTTTATTTGCACTCGTAATAAAGCAATGATTAACGCTCCCCGTGGGTTCGGGAAGTCAACGTATTTCAATACGATATACACTATCTGGCGGGTGATACAAAACCGAAATATCCGGATAGCCATATTGTCTAACACAGACACGCAGGCACGGGCTTTCTTGCGCCCTATCAGCCAGTATTTGAAACACCTTGAAAGCCTGAAATTGCTTTTCGGTGAATTCTACACACCGTCGAATACGTGGACGGATAGCGAAATATTCGTCAGCGGACGGACTATCACAGAGAAAGAAGGCACTATCTCTGCGTATGGTGTCCAGTCAGACAAGGTAGTTGGCAAACATTTTGACCTGATTATCTGCGATGACATTGTAGACCTTGAAAACAGTCGTACGGATTTGCAACGTGAGAAGCTGAAAGAATGGTTCTACCAGGTTCTTATGCCAACGCTCATGGAAAACGGCGAAATACTGATTATTGGTACACGGTATAATCCGCAAGACTTATACCAGCATTTGATTAACCATGAGTACGAAAATAATGTGCTCATTTATCGTGCGATTAACACGGATGAAACCGGAAAAGAGTTTTCTCTCTGGGAAAACCGTTTCCCGCTTTCAAAACTGAAAAAAATACGCTCTGATATGGGCTCAATACTCTTCTCTGCTCAATATCAGAATGATGCATCATTGATGCGTGGGAACATATTCAAACCGGAATGGTTTCAAGAATACGATGACATCAACTGGCGTTCACCGGATTACGAACTCTTCCAAGCGGTGGACTTATCCACCGGTGAAGGTTCTGACTACACGGTTGATATGACCATTGCAGTTGAGAAGAAAACTCAGAATATTTATGTTTTGGACTATTACCGGGGAAAAGTAACGTTTTCGGTTCAGGTAGAGAAAATACTTGAACGCTATAAGACTTATAGGGAAAAGGTAACGTTCATCGGAATTGAAGCCGTTGCGTATCAGAGAGTAATGCTGCAGCATCTGAACAGGCTCAACGCTTACTTGCCTATCAAGGCAATAAAAACGCATAAAGACAAATTGAGCCGTTTTCACTCTCTCTCTGCCCTGTTTGAGCAGAGAAAGATATTCATTAAGCCGTGGATGACTGAACTGAAAAACGAGCTTCTTGCGTGCCCGAACGGTGCTAACGATGACTTACCGGACACGTTGGAAATGGCAATTTCATTAACCGGACATACAAAATTTCAGCCAATAAGGGTTGTATAGATTGGAAAAAATCAAAATATCGAAACGAACATATACAGACTATAACGAAAAATGCAGTCAATGGAAATTCTATCTTAATTCTTACAAAGGCGGAAAATCTTTTGTCAGCATGGCGCTAAACAAATATTTTCGGGAAATTGATGAGCAGTTCAAACGCCGTAAAGAAAGTGGATATTATCTCAATTACTGCAAAATGGTGATTGATACAATCGTCAAGTTTGTGTACTCAAACCCGGACGAAATTAAAATAGAAATACCGGAAAAAATAAAATTCATACTTGAAGACTGCGACCGGAACGGAACTGCGATAATCAACTTTGACAGTGATGTTATGCGGCTCGGTTCTATTTACGGGCAGGTATATATCGGCGTTGACGTGCCTATCGTAGACCGTCAGCCTGAAACACTGGCAGAACAGTTAGAAAGTAATTACAGACCGTATTTATACACTATACTACCGGACAAAATTAAAGATTATTCCGTTGCTGAAAACGGAGAATTAAATTGGATCATTGTTGAAGAGCTTTATATCGACGATATAAACCCATTTGCTCCACGTATAGTCGAACACAGATACAAAGTCTGGTATACTGACCGCTGGGAACTCTGGAAGTCAGGCAAAGATGCGAATGATGATGATATTCTCATTGCAGAAGGTTCTCATTCTTTTGGTAGAGTGCCTATAGTCAAGTTTATTCCGGCTGATATTGATAACGATGGATGCGGTGAGAGTTTACTGCGTGATATAGCGAATATCAACGCTGAAATACTCAATATTTCTTCCAGTATTAATCAAGAATTCTTTGAGCAGCTTTTCCCGTTATTATTGGCGCCACGAGATAGCTGTGAAACAGACGTAAACGGGAAGCCGGTTATTAATCTATCCAGCGGAGCGCCGTTACTTTTTCAGGATATAAAACCGGAATACATCACTCCGGGAGTTGCTGCTGTAGTGCAGAAAATGTCTTATATCGATATGCTACGGCTCGAAATATTACGTATTTCAGGGCTTTCTAATATATCCAAAAAAGACCAGTCTTTTTCTCAGGAAAGCGGTATTTCAAAAGCGCTGGACTTCGTGCAGACAAACGAAATGCTCTCCCGTGTTGCTGAGAAGAAAGCAGAACACCTGCGAAAAATATTAAGACTACTTGCTCACAGTTACGGGATATCAGCAGAAGAAATAAACGTTGTATATCCAAAAGATTTCAATATTTACACAGAGCAAGACGAACTGGATAGACTGCAACTGCTTCTTTCAATGGATATATCCAAAACGTTCAACGATAAGCTGAAAACGCATACAGTTGACAGAATTCTCGGCTCTGCGCTTAACGAAGCAGAATACAAACAAATAGAAAAAGAAATAGCTGAGAAATCAGCAAACACATACGGGGCGTCATTCAAAACGCTCAACAAAAATCAAATAGAGGTATAAGTAGCTTGAAAACCAAAACCGAGCCAGCCACTCTAACGGCTTTGACCACCGCCGGTCTATTAGGCGAAAAGTATTTGAAACAGATTCATTTTGATATTGACCAAAATACCGGAACAACGGCAGGGGACGGAGCCCCCACAACTCCACCAAAAGACGATATCAACCTCAACCCTGACGCAATATTCAGAAAAGGATATTCGGACGGGCTTGAAAAAGGGAAAAAGCGGTTACTTGAAGAATTTTCAAAGAAAGGGCTTGACCTTTCCAGTGAAGAGGAAATAGAGAAACTTTTGCAACTGCGAAAGTCTCAAGAAGACCTTGACACTGAAAAACTGATGAAAAAAGAGCAGTTTGATACGCTATTATCAAAAACGCAAGCACGTTTTGAAGCGCAACTGAAACAAAAAGATGAAATGTTAGGAAAGTTTCAGACACAGCTTCACCGTGTTGCAGTAGAAAACGCAATAGTGGCTCAGGCTTCAAAACTCAACGCCGTAAAACCTGATATCGTCGCTCGTCTTATACAGGACGAATACAAGTTTGATATTGACTTTGAAACACTATCCGTCAGCCTGTCAGGCAAAGACGGAAAGCCTGCTATCTCGAAAAAGACAGGGAACGAGCTTTCAATCTCAGAAGCCGTGGAAATATACCTATCGGAAAACACGTATCTCGTGAAAGCAGACAATTTAAACGGCTCTGGTGCGAAAGGCACAAACCTGCCGGCAGGCAGCGGAAAGTCAACGCAGGGGATGTCTTTTGAAGAAAAGAAAAAAGCTGCGATTGAATTAATGAAAACACAAATTGAAAAACAAGGATAAAAATATATGGCAAATACAATCCAAGTGCCAGAACTGTGGAGCCAGTTGATTATTGAATCGCTGCATAAACGGTTAGCGGCTGGGAATTTATTCAATCAGAAATGGGCTGGTGAAATTTCACAGTACGGCGATACTGTGCACATCCAGGATAAACCAGTAGCCGGTAGATTAAAAACATATACTGCAAACATGACTCTTGTTCCTGACCCGGTGGCTATCGGTGTACAGGATTTAGTAATTGACCAAGCACAGTATATGGCGATTCAGATTGACGACACAGAAGTAAAACAGTCAAATCTACCAAACTTGCTTGATAGATTTTTGAATGAAGGAGTACTTTCAGCCCAGAAAACTATTGACAGCTACTTGCTTGCTTCTTATTCCGGCGTTGCTGGTACAAACATTAGAGGCGCGGCTACTTACGCCGGAGCTACTCAATTGACGGTTAATAATATCCGTTCAGAGCTTTTAGCACTTCGTGAAGCAATCAGAGGAAAAGACGCTGGCGATATGATTAATGCTGTTATTCCGCCGTGGGTAACCACCTTGATTGACCAGACAACTACTAATCTTACTCTGGATGCTAACATTCTTAATCAAGGGATTAGAAATTACCGATTTACTTTTGCAGGTATTAATATTTTCGAAAGTTCAAATAGCCCAGTTCTCTATACTGCCGGTGATGGAGCGTCTACTCTTGACGGCGCTATTACTGCGGATGCTTCAAGTATTCTTCTGGCAGCAGTTACTAATTTTGCCGCTTCTGGGTATGCGACAATCACAGACGTTGACGGAAACGTTGAAATAATTTACTATTCCGGTATCAGCACAAAAACTTTAACCGGTGTTGTAAGAGGGTGTTTTAACACTATTTCACAGCCTCACGCTACAGGAATAGCAGTCGCTGAAATAACTGACTTTAGATATCCTATCCTATTGTCAAACCCTGACCTTTTCGCAACATGGGCGATGCAACTCAATAGCTTAGAAATCGCTCGACCTGCGTTAGGATTTAACAACGTAGGGAAGGGATTATTCCTGTACGGGAAAAAAGTAACTGACCCAATTGCAGGCGCTTTAATTTACGCGAAGCCATAAGGGGGTAATATGAGCGAAACAATAACCAGTACATCTGGAAACATCACTTTGACACTCCCTGACCATGTCAATGCGCATTTACAGTATTTCGATGAGTTGAGAACTTCAATGGTTGACCTTCTTGACAAAATCGAAGCAGCAGCAGGCGGAGGCGGAATTCTGAATAGAGATAGCGAAACAGGCGTGATAAGCGCTGACACCGCTACTGACACTCTGGATATAGTCGGAGTTACTACTGACACTATCGATGAAAGTACCAGTGCAGCCGGTGTAACTATCGACGGTGTTCTTGCAAAAGACGGCGGTTTGAAACTTTCTGCTGCAATCAATATTGCAGAAATAACAACTCCAACGGCAGTTCCTGATTATTGCGCCTTATACACAAAATCAGACAATAAACTGTATTTTCAGGACGGTGCAGGAACTGAACACGAAGTAACTTTAACAGCTTAATAAATGGCGGGAGAAATCCCGCCCGGAATAATAAATTATGATAACATTACAAGAAAACGCATACATCACCATAGCAGAAGCGGACGTGTTCTTTCAAGGCTATCTCAACGGGGTTTTCTGGGAATCAATTACCCCGGAGATGAAAGAACGCTATATCATCACTGCTTCAAAAGAGATAGACAGAGCGTACCCATATATAGGGTATCGTTCAGAAAACACTCAAGCGATGGAATTTCCACGTAACCTATACGGTTATATAGATTCTCGAAATGACGTGCTGTTCCAAAACTTAAAAGACGCTGTCTGTTATCAGATTGAAAAATTGTATAAAACACAGGGTGAAACAGACGAAATAGATGACCTCAGAAATAAAGGGGTATCGTCTTTTGATATTGGCGGCGTGTCAGGGGATATTAACCTGAATCGTGATACCTTGAAACTTGCGCCAAAAGCCTTCCAGTGCATGAACCCATATATTTGCAAAAGCGCAAGAATAAACCGCTACAGAGAAAACTACGTAGACCGGTTGAGAAATGAATTTTTAAATAAGGATAATATTGTATGACATTAGAACAGAAATCAGAGTTAATTGATAAACTAAAACCGCAGAAATTGACGATAGACGATATTTGCGAACGCATGACAGAAGCAGAAATCAGAGCTATGTTCCCAAGGGATTTAGTTCTTTTATCAATGGCGTTCAAGCAAAAACTGGCTGCAAAACTCAATCAAAAGAGTAACGAGAAGAAAAAGAAAGAAATATCCACTGAAGAAACAGGGGAATAATGGCAGGATTTAAACCCGTTGAAGCTCTTGGTTACTCAAAAGCGGATATAAAAAAACTTGCTGCAAAACTCGACCGGCTGTATATAGAACTCGGTCAGTTGACACGGTTTGAAACCTTTGACGCTGAGAAAAAAGCTGAGATACTCACTATTGCAAGGAATACACTGAATAGTATTTCCATGCAGATTATGCGGTTTGCTGATGAGGCTGTGAAAGCCAAATACGAAGCCCAGTACAATTATACCGCCGGATATCTCAGGCAGTACGGGTATGATGTCAAGAATATCAAAGACGTAAACGTGCCGGCTGTTCAATCAGGTATCGGTGATATTGAGAACTACACGTCTTCGTTCAATGACCGGCTTTACAATACGTTCTATAACCGTGTTACTCTGCTTGAGAAAGAGCAGATAAAAATTGACGGTGCTGTAAGAAACATCGCAGACCAGAGTAACGCCGGCGTTGTAAGAAAAACAATGGTGAATTCTGTTGTGGATTATTTGGAAGAAAAGTTTCCGCTTGGTACGGTATCAATCCCTTACACGTATCTTGAAGACGGTGTTCCGGTAATCAAAACCCGTGAAATTGCGCTCAATGACTACGTGGAAACACTCGTTGATGATACTCTGTCAAGGATAGAAACGCAGGCAACGCTTGACACCATGGTAGAAGCAGGGCTGGAACTCGTTGAAATCGTATCAGAACCTAACTGCTGCGATATATGCACGCATTACAACGGGCAAGTGTACAGCATCACCGGAGAGAGCGACGAGTATGAACTTTTCACACCGGAGAAAGAGCCTATTTTCCACCCGCATTGCAGGTGTTATGCAGCTCCATATATCGAGGGAATATGATTTCATCGTTTGCGAAAACACAAATACAGGTATACACAATTACCCGGGATTCTGCTGGAGCGGAAACACTGCAAAGTTTAAGAACTGTTTTAGGATATCTTGAACAGCAAGAAACCAATACCATTGACAAAACAGGGGTAAGAATAGCGTGTGATGGAACGTTATACGTCCGGGATATATCTATCCCCTACCCTGACGTTGTGTTCGTTTTAGCAGGAAAATACTATCAGCCGGTAACAAGAACGGCTTATACAATCGGGATTAAATACACAAAGTTTAAAGTACAGGAAACGAGCGCAAAATGGGCTTTTCAATAAACCTGAGAAAAAAAGAATTTCAAAGCAACTTAATAGACGCAAGCTGGAAACACTTATTAACTGCGGCGTTGGCTGTATCAAAGAAAGCCAAAGAGTACGCTCCAAAAGCCAGTTTGCACTTACGGAAAAGTATAGGAATTATAGAAAAAGATAAAACAACGCTGACGGTACGTGTAGGGAGTTTACTCCCTTATGCACGGTATCAACACGAAGAAACGCTCGGACACCTTGGACAGCCGAGAGCGCCGGAAAGCATACTTTCAAGAAACCTTTTACCGACAAAAAAGATCTATAAAAAGCGGCAAGAAGGCGATTTAAAATCTCTGGTAAGAAGCTCAATGAGCAGCGCAAAGTATGCACGGAATTACAGGGCACTGAAACAGAGCGGTGAACTAAAAAAGTATAAATCGGAATACCTGTATCTTGCACTTGAAGACACAGACGTAACCGGAATAATGACAGAAGGGATATTCGGGAAATGAAAATTTTAGACGGCTTAAAAGCCTTTCTCGAAACAAAAGGGTATACCAATATATTCACAAACCATTTTCCAGAATCCACTGATAAAATAATCAGTCTGAACTACGATGCAGGGCAAGGTATTGTTTCAAGTACCGGAAAACTTGCGAAAACAAACGTAGTGGTATATTCCAGAGCCAACCAGTTAGCAGAAGCGAAAGCCCAGGCAGACGCTATATATGCGGATATCATGCTTAGGCTTGCCGGATATCCGTACACAGATATCCGGTTTGTGTCGGCAGAAGGGGAACNCCCCTACTACACAATGGANATGAAAAAAAGAATAGAGTTTTGGAACTCTTTCACGCTACTTATACACCAACCGTCAGTTTGACGGTTTTTTTATTTCAACAGNAAAATAAGGNACAAAATATATGGGTTTAGGAGTTCTTGAAGTTGAAGCCGGNCCCGGTGTGTTNACATGGGGNNACCAGAACACCGGCGTAACNGCNGCNATTAATGAAGTGGCTAATATCGATGATGAAGTTACTACTATTGGATTCGATACTGAAGCAGGCGGAAGTTTGCCAACCACAGGCGGGATTATTCTTATCGGTACTGAGTTGATTAAGTATGATGCAATCGCAGCAGGGGATATGACCGGCTGTGTTCGTGGGTATCTCTACACTACCCCTGCATCACATCTTGACGGCGCCGTAATTACAGAAGTTGCTTTAGAAGAGTTTGAAACGCTCGGCAATATCGAAGTGGATTTATCGGCTTTGAACGAGAAACAAATTCTTCGTACAGACCAAGGCGGAATTAAAAAGATTATCGCAGGGATTGAAACGGACACAATTAAAGTGAAAATTCCTATTGCTGAGATGTCTTACAACCGGCTGTATCAGATTTTCTATTCCGCTGCAGAAGAAGTAGTTGACGATGTAGCGCCGACCACGAAAAAGTATTTCAAGGTTCAAAGCCGTGCAGGCGATGACCTTACAGCAACGAACGGTAAAGCATCAACTTTGCGCTTCCAGAGTGCAGTCAATGCGGGGAACGTCGAAAAGATGATTGGTTTCCCTCTATTGTGTATGACATCGCTTCCAAATCTCACGTTCAATGCAGAACAGCAGATTTACGAAATCGAGTGTGAAGCTGTAGCCGTTAAACTCGGAACAGACACGAAAGGCACTTACTTAACAGTTGGAGATATTACTGCAAGAGCAGCTTAACATACTCCTTTAGAAACGAATTTTACCCCGTGTGAGCTGTCAGTTTGCACGGGGGTTTTCGTTTATCGGCGGAAAAAATGATTACCAGTATTCAAAAATATATCCCTATCGGGAAACGTTCAAAAACGTGTAAGAATATTACTCTCAAAAAAATATCGTTCGGTGAATCCCTTCGTGTTCAGTATCTCGAAAACAATATTTCCATACTCGTTGACAAAGTACGCAAATCAATGGTTTTCGGAAAAGAAGCTGAAAAACTGCTATTATCACTCCAAAAAGAAATAATGAATTCCTACAAACAGGTAATTGATATCTGCACAGTCAGGCGGTTTCCTTTTTGTAAGAATTCCTTATGGGTAAGATTAAAAGATTTATTTTCGCTGTACGTTGAAGCGAAAGGCTACTCTTTATTCACACCGGAAAAAAACAACGTGAAACCCAGAGCATCCACAGCCACCCCGGACTATTCAAAGTACGTACAGAAAATCATTGCAACAATCGCTTATGCGTTCGGGTGGACAGAGAAAGAAATTCTCGATATCCGGTATGATGTGATTTTTGATTATTTGAAACTGATAGACGGAGAACACGCAAAAAGAGTGTTGGACGATACCAACTCTGCAATATTCGCAAACCCTTACGCAGGGAAGATGACAAAAGATATTGTGAAAAACTTACAGAAACGGGCTTTCGGTGATAGCCTGAACAAGAAAAAAGTAACACTGGACGAATTTTTTAATTTTTTTGGAAAAAATTAAAGGGAAAATATATGGCTGATTTTGGAAAAGCAACGGTAATGCTTGAACTCGACGGCAAGAAATTCGACGTTGAGTTATCGAAAATATCAAAGAACTTTGAAGACAAAGTAGCAAAAATGGCAGAAGCTCCCAAGAAAGCTAACTGGGCAGAAGCAGCGACAGGGATTAAGTCTGTTTTCTATATGGTGAAAAACAGTTTCGGTGCGGCGTTCAGCGCAATGTCGAGCTTTGTATCTGAGTACGAAGCTGCACGAGCCGGTGAAGCCAAACTCCTGGCGTTAATGAAAAACCGGCAGGACTTTTCGCAGAAAATGTATTCCCAGCACGTAGCGTTTGCCAGAGAACTGCAAAGCACTACAAACTTTGCTGACGAAAGCATTATTGACGCAATCGCACAGTTTCAAACGTTCGGTAATATATCCCAGAATATCGTACAGGAAGCAACGAGACGGGCTGCAGATATCGCCCAGACAACAGGGCAGGATATCAAGAGCGTTGCAATACTGATGGGCAAGGCGTTAGACGACCCATTGCAGAACGCAAAAGCACTGCGTAAATCCGGCGTTTTGTTTGACGAAGCAAAGCTAAAAAGCATGAATTCCCTTGCTGAACGGCAGGCGTTTCTCTTGGCAGAAATCAAGAAGAACTATTCCGGCGCTGCTGAAGGCGGGCAGAACGAGATGTCAAAGTTCAAAAACACGTTGTCTGACATCAAGGAAGAAATCGGGAAAGGATTAATGCCGGTGTTTGCAGGCATGGCGAAAGGTATTCTGGCTATTGCACAGGCAGCAAGCAGTGTTATAGGCTGGTTTCAAAAGATGTTTGACGGTGCAACAAACATTAAAGAAGTACAAAAAGAATTAAATATTGCAGTAGAAAAATATAATCAGGAAACAAAAGAAACTGATAACGTAGAAAAATTAGTAAATCGGTATGATGAACTTTCAGCTAAAACGAATAAAACAACGAGTGAACAAGAAGAACTCAACAGAGTTACGCAGGAAATAGCAAAAGTATTCCCATCAGCAGCGACAGAAATTAATAATTATGGCAAGGTGATGGGGATTGTTTCGCAAGAAGCAAGAAATTTAATAAAAGAACAGCGGGCAATTACAAAAGAAGGGTTAGAGGCCTCTATTGATAAAATGCTGGATGAAAGCGAAAAAGTATTAGCACGATTAGAGAAAGCAAGGGCTTTTCAGAAGCAATCAGAAGGCGGTAGAACTGCAAGCACTGTTATCGGGACAGCACTTTCTTTTATCCCCGGTGTTGGATTAATGATAGATACCTCTCAAACAAATTCTGCAGAGAGAGACAAAACTTTTCGGGAATACGCAGCTTTAAAACTGAGTTATCAATCAAGTTATTCCGCTTTAATCGCTCTCAACTGGGGTTCAGATGAACAAATAAAAAAATTACACGCTATGGCTGTAAGAGCGAAAATAACATCTGAAAGTTATGAAAGTTATTCAGCTACTATAAAACACACTCTGGAACAGCTTAACAAAATAGGATATACCGGATTGAGTATGGAAAACCGGTTAAAACTGAAAGCAGAATCAGATAGATTGCACGCTGCCGGAATAACCGGAACAGAAAAAGATAGACAGATTGATGCTTTGGCGAAAAAATTAAAAGCGCAAGAGAACCGAGGGAATAACGGTGCGGGTGAACAAATACGTAAAGAATGGGAAAAAGCACTTGAAGCATTAACTGAGTACATGGCAAAACTTAATGAAATTAATATGACAGAAGTTGAAATTAAAATAAAAGGTAATTTTGATGATTTTGAAAAACATTTTAAAAAATTATTAAAACCAGATGTATTACAAAATTTTAAAAAATTAATAGCTGATAATACAGCAGCAGCGCTTGCAAGTGGTATAGAATCCTCTAATAGTAATGATGTTGATTCTTTGTTTACAAGCGGTCAAACATCAAAACTTGAAGAGATGATTAAACGTGTTGCATTACAGACCGGTAAAAGTGTTGAAGAAATAACGTTGATGGTACAGAATATCCAGAAAAAGAATGCTAAACTTATTGAAGAAAACAGCCGTGAAGCTATCAAAATAGCGGACGCTTTCACTGGTGCTGCAGATACTTATTCAGGGAAAATTCGTGCAATCGAAGCAGATAGAATTAAAGCAATTGAAGAAATCACACAAAAAGAAAAAGATGCAGCAAAAGCAAAAAAGTTAATT